GTTACTAACACTACATTAGAAGTACAGACGAGTATTGCTGGAATTGAAGGAACACAACCTCTGACGTTTACCTTTGAATATGGATTAACGACTGCACTCGGGACTATAACCAATCCAACGGGTGGTCTTGGTGCTAATCTTTTGATGTTAGAACTATCAGGACTACCCCCATCCACTACATACTTTTTCGCATGCAGAGTAACCAACTCACATGGCACTTCAATGTCGGCTGTCTCGGAAGGATTTAGTACTCTAGCAGGAGGGACAGCACCATCAGGACCCCCAACCGTGCCAATCGTATCTGGAACACCTACATCTTCATCGATTACAGTTACTTTTGATGATGATGGTATCACCGGTGATCCTACGCCGACCTATTCGATTGTATATCAAACTTTATCCGGTAGTCCAACCCCTGGTGTAGCAACCTTAGTATCAGGAACTACCTACGAGGCTACAGTTACGGGTCTTTTAGCAGCAACAGATTATTACTTCAATTCAGTGGCTTCTAATACTGTAGGAATTGCTTCTTCAGCCCAAAGTGCTGCCATAAGCACTGCATCAGCACCTCCACCTCCATCTGCTTTACAAAATCTAGCAGTTCTAACATTCTTAGTCATTGACGGTAGCGGTATATGGTCTATTAACACATCAGGCAATCCTAGTTTTGGTTCAATGATGTTAACAGGAGTTAACGCTGGAACATGGCAAGGCACAGATGGAAAAGCCTATTTGAATGGAATACGAGCTAAACCAAATACAGAACTCATCTTATCTCTTGGTGGATCAGGTCTGAATGCATTGTTGCCTATAGCATTTCCTTCAAATCAAGGAGCAATCGATTTGTGTGATACAATCTGGAATGTTCTATTTGGTGCTGGGGCTCCAAATACTCTCAACTGGTCTAATTTAGCATGGGCTGGACTACCTACTCCATTATTCTTCTCCGGTATAGATTTGGATATGGAAGGTGTTATAGGCACAGGTATCTTGGCGGCTTTCATGACACAATGGGAGAACAACGTCCAGGTATATACTGCATCTATAGGCACTAAGACACTCACGATGGCTCCACAGAGCCCTAACACATGGATGACTGCTAGTCCTTCTACATCTATCTTTACAGATAACTTTACAGCGGTTCCTTTTGCATCAAGCACATCTGCTCTTTCTACTGTTTCAGTTCCATTTTTATCGTCAGCCTCTTTAATTTGTCCCGGATCTCTTAAATTTTTTAGTTATGTCTTTATTCAAGTGTATAACCAGAGTGCCGATGTATACCCTGGAGGCGTTAATTTTAACGCACAGATGGCTCAGTGGGCTTATTTAATTATGTTATCAAATAGAATACACAACAAGACCACAAAACTTATCTTTGGCTTTGGGACAACTGATGCCTCCCCTCTATGGAATGCTGGAGTGGATGGTCCTCTTCTTGCTACAGCCATTCCTCAAATCACTGCTCTTGTGAACGCACAACTCCTTGTTGATGTGCTACCCGTGTGTACGAATACAGAGTGGTGCGGAGGATGGGGCGCTTGGAACTCTCCCTCTAACATTTCCGTATCATCGGCAGTATATTCAAATGGATCTGTTTTAACACCAGCAATAATGGGTAGTACAACCATGCTCTATGCAAACGCAAGTGGGATAGATACGACATGGGCTGCTGGTCTCCCTATATTAGATTCAAGATGATTTTAAAATATATTTGACTACTAGTAATGCCCGGACTTCAATCACCTCCTGCAGTAGGCGTAGATTTGCTTTCTAAATCTTTCAATCCTCCTAATATAACGTTCGCAGGTACAACCGCTTTCTTTGGCTCTGGGGGTGGGTCTGGTGGAGTCTCTAATGTGAATGGTATCACTGGAGCCGTAAATATACAAAGCACAGATGGGTCTGTTCTAATCACAGAGGTAGGGTCAGACATTGAATTAGCAGTTCAATTTCCCCCACCTGTAGTAACCACAACCGTCGATGGTCTCAGTGGTGCTGTTCTATTAGCAAGCCCTGATAGTTCTGTTCTAATCACGCAATCGGGGCAGACTATTGAATTGCAAGTAGCAGCACCACCTACATTTAATTTTGAGGGTATCCAGAATAAACTGGGTATCATCCCTGTGCTACCATTTACTACAGATGTTATAGCTTTAGCATCAAACAATGTACCACCAACGGCCATCGTCCCAGATGCTACTGCTCCTACTTCTTCTACAACGCCCACGGGGACTGCTTGCTGGTTATATACTAAGCCAGTGGCAAATACTGGATTTAATTGGTATATGTATAATCCGCGCTTCGCTAATCCATCTGCTACACTTCCTTACGTAAAATATAATCCTAATCCTGTAGAAAAAATCCAAAGTGTCTGGGCTTTAGTTCAACCCGCAGTGAATACTAATATCTACACGGCTGGTATAATCGCTCTTAATCTCTATTCATTTGATGATGCGAATCCTCCTACTTCTTCTTTTTACAATACAAGATGGGCTTATTCTAATTCAGCCGGTGTCAATAGCGGACAGACTGGAACCAATCTGTATGCTGGATTTACCTATCTCTTATATGCATACGATGCTCCGAGAATAACGAACCAAACCGGGGTCGGCCAACCAGACGTTCAAGATACTGGTCTTAGAGACCCTTATGATTTATACACTGATGTACATCATATTCCTCTTCAGAATGTTGTGATAGCTTTCAATCCATGGACTGACGGGACCAACTTCATAACCTGGACGACGACTACTGCCTTCACCACGGGGCAGACTTGTGTTTACTCGGGATTTGGAGGCACCCCTAATGGTATCTTCTACACTGCAGTCCAGAACTCTACAAATCAGTTACCTGTCTCAGTCCTGGGTGTGCCAAATCTTGCTAACTGGATCGCTCTGTCCCCACAACCTTCTTCTTATGCTTCTCAACCCATCTTGTCAATGAATTTAACAGGTATCAACGGAACTGCTCCTGGATGGACTGCGGGACCCTTGCTTCGGGTGCTATCCATGGGCTACAGTGTTGGCAACACTACATTTGTGCAAACAGGAAGTGAGAGGTATGTATTGAACTAACCATGTATACCCAATAAACTAATCTGATATGTTTAAAATATATCAGACTAGTATAGCATGCCCGGACTTCAAAGCCCCCCTAGTGTTGGCATAGATTTACTCTCTAAATCATTTGCACCTCCGAATGTAACTTTTGGAGGCAAGACGGCCATCTTTGCTCTTGCTGGCTCTGGAGGCGGAGGCTCGGGGGTTTCAAATATTAATAGTATCACTGGAGCCGTCAATTTACAAAGCACAGATGGGTCTGTTCTAATCACAGAAGTCGGACAAGACATCGAACTGGCAGTTCAATTCCCCCCACCAGTAGTAACTACAACTGTCAATGGACTAGGTGGAGCTGTCCTAATAACAAGCCCTTTTAACACTCTCACAGTCACTCAAGTGGGTCAAGACATAGAGTTAGAGGTTGATCCTGCTTCAGTCGTTGCAAGCATCACAGTAGGGGCAACTGTCCTACAAGACACAGTTAGTTTTACAAGCACAGGGGGGACTGTTCTCTTTACGAACCCTAGTGGTTCTATTATCAATTTTGAAAGTGTATCGGTAGCAGGTGTAAATACTGTAAATGCAATATCCGGTGCTATAACTCTTACAAGTCCTAATTCATCTGTAGCCATAGCAGTCTCAGGACAGAACATAGAACTAGAGACAGTCTCTGGAGGACCCGCAAATATCTTAGCAGGCACGGATATAACCATAATAGCAACAGAGCCTACTCTATCAGTATCGCCTGCAACTATCCTTATCAACGCAACAGGAGGTGCTGGAGGTCTCATAGGTATCCAATCAGATCCTGGGGGTGTGGGTCAGAGTGGTGGTTCAATAGCTTTAACAGCCGTGGGAGGCACAGGGGTTGGGGGTCTGAATGGTGCTATACAACTCGTAGCCGATCCAGGAACAGAATTAGTTACAGGGGTTGTAACAGGTGGGCTTGTTGAAATCACTGCTAATACAGGTCTGGCCGTTGGTGCTCTGTGTTCTGTTGTTAAAACATCAGCGGCAGCTATTCAATCCTTTGCTGGAGCTATCCCTGTAATCCCAACACTCACGCCAGGTTTCAACAGCATCTACGGCAACCAAGGTATCTCTATGACTGCTGGACTCCCTGCTATCCTTCCTCAAGTCCCCTTTACAATCTACCAGTATGCAAGTCTCGGCATCTCATTAGACTCAGATGTCTATACCAATCAAATGTACCCGTATTGGGATGGACTTGGTGCGGTTCCTGACTTAACTATCTCTGGTCGCATATTGCCTTCTGCTTCCTATGTTGTTCTGGAGGATGTGAAGAGTATCGACATGGCTTCTACAGGAGCTATATCAGGGGTCGTAACAATAAATGGATCCGCGTATCCTCCAGCATCAGCAGTAGCCGTGAATTCTCTCAACACTCTAACAGGTGCTGTAACTCTTAGCGCTGGAACGAATATTACTTTAGCAACCGTGGGGAATGATATAGCAATCAGTTCAAGCGGTGGAGGTGCAGTCCCTCAAGTAGCAACAGCGAATGTTGCCATAACAGTTCCAATCACGGCAATAACCCAGGCCACTTCTCAAACCATAGTGAATACAACGATAACAACGACAGCAACAAACACTCTCTGTATCAGTGGCATGATTACATTTGATTCAAATACAAACACAAAACACGACATCTCTGTCTGTATCAAGGTTAATACCGTATTAGTCGGTCAAATATCCACATCATCACTCGATGGCATCGGGCATTTTATAACTGTTCCCGCTCAAGCAACAGAGGTAGGCGTTGTTGCTGGACCTTATATAGTCTCATTAGAGGCTTTTGCTGATACAGCATCAGTTTTTCAAGCTTTAACTTACACCATACAAGTGCTCGCGGTTTAATCAATGAGCTGTTTTAAGTCATCAAATATTAATGAGAGAGTGTTTTTAGCTCATTAATATTTTTACTAAGGGGGTTAGCTCTTACACGATGCCTTCGTGGCCGTCTAATAAAATTTATATTCTTCTGTGAAAGAAATGATCTTCCGACCTCTTACCTTTCTATGGGTTCATACACGGGATATAGCTGTTAGATGCAGCGAGAAGACTATAAGATATTCTATACCACTTTATAGTGAGAGGCCTATATTAGGTAAGTTAGTATCCGCTAAAATTATAGATGGATCTCTACATCTGACCTTTAACACTTCACTCGTCACACATCTACATAGTCCAGATACCATAGATACTAATAAAAAGTGATTGAAACATGAATTTTATTTTCATGCCCCTCATTATGAATGGATGTATATATCTTATAACATGTCTTCAAAATAATAAAAAATATGTTGGACAACATAATAAACCTGATCCGAAAGAAAGATGGGCTGCTCATAAGAGGGCAAAAGATGACTTTCCATTTCAGAGGGCTCTTAAAAAATATGGCATATCTGAATTTACATGGGAAGTCCTACTTATTTGCCCGCTTGATAAACTAACTGAGATGGAAGGTTACTATGCCGAGGTCTTTGAAACATATATATGGGATAGTCCTGGCGGATACAATGCACTTTGGTGTAGTGATAAGCGATGCATTGGTCTAAAATTAACACCTGAGCATATAGAAAAGATACGTCAAGCAAATATTGGTAGAAAACGTTCTCCAGAGGCATGTGAGAAGATGCGTCAAGCAAATCTTGGTAGGAAAGTGTCTCCAGAGACCAAAGAGAAAATACGTCAAGCAACAATTGGTAGAAAAAACTCTCCAGAAGCCATTGAGAAATCTCGTCAAGCAAAGCTTGGCTCAACCCATAGTCCAGAGGCCAGGGCTAAAATTAGTAAAACACATCTTGGTTCAAAACATACTACAGAACACATTGAGAAAAGACGTAAAGCAAATCTTGGTAGAAAAAACTCTCCAGAAGCCATTGAGAACATGCGTATTGTACAGCAGAAAAGAAGAAATCAGCATTTAGTCCAGCTACCGCCTCTCACATTTGCAGCCCCATACAATGCAATGTAATCCATAGTTACTTCATTCTCACTTTTATCAAGTATTACTCTTGCGATCCGAATAGGAGGATGCAAACGAGTCCACCGAGCCCCGGTTCCATTTTTATGCTGTGCATATCGGATGTTCAAGTGAAAGGTCTGCCCAATATACCACATATTTTCAGAACATTCCAGGACGTAAACAAAATTCTGTATGGTGATGGGTTCCATTTCTACAATTCATTAAGAAAATCTACCGGAGGTTTATACGATGCCTAGGATCCGTGTGAAAATCCTGATACAAATTCTAGAGGATATCAACATGAAGATCTTCAAGCTCTATGATGAATGCAGAAACAATGAAGTGTCTGATAAACTTCTTGTACTCTTCAATTCGATGAATTTAGTTCTAGAAAAACTTGAAGATGTTAAATGTGTTAAGTTTGTTCTTGGGACACCGCCGGATGAGTTGGTAGAAGATGGGGGGGTTTAGGTGCGTTTAGAAAATTTCACAAAAGGATAGGCTGGGGGAAAACTTTATGTAACCTAAAAAATAATTTATAG